TCGGTCAATGCTTTTCGGTCAATGCTTTTCGGTCAATGCTTTTCGGTCAATGCTTTTCGGTCAATGCTTTTCGGTCAATGCTTTTCGGTCAATGCTTTTCGGTCAATGCTTTTCGGTCAATGCTTTTCGGTCAATGCTTTTCGGTCAATGCTTTTCGGTCAATGCTTTTCGGTCAATGCTTTTCGGTCAATGCTTTTGCTAAATGCTAGAATAGAGGTTATACAAATACCCACGATGGTGTATATTGTAAATGCGTTGATTAGTGATATAAATATTGATTGTTTTAGGTATATCATTCAGACATACGATGGACCCTTTCCGAGTAAATTATCAAAAGGTGAGAATGCCCAATTTAGAAACAATGACCAAACAATTTATCAGCGAATCCAAGCAATCCGAATCCAAGCAATCAGAACAGTCTAACGACTCCTACGACTACAATCCATTTCGCATGTCGGGTCTCCAATCCTACAATCCTCTCTACAATCTGTTTTTCAATATGGATTCCGCAAATTGCCAGAAAATCACACTCAACCACAAATACATCGCGTCCAGTCTGGAGACCGTGGTGGATGGCAAAAACGTCCCAATGGATGCCAGCATTTTCGTGAAATCGTCGCCTCTCTTGGACCCCCTCCATTTCCTTCGCGGAAAGTACGATTTGGAAAAACCCATTATGCGTCAATTGCCCACGCTGGATTCCACGCCCGAAACGTGTTTTCCTAAACTCTTGGACCCAAACAACTCCGCATATGTAGACGGTTTCTTCTCGTACTTGACCTCTATGATGTATGAGAACCACGGATGGATTCATGGTGTCCAATATTATGGTTCGTTCCTTGGCGTTCAATCGCGATTCAAATACAATGTGGCCGACGACCTGGAGTTCTTGGAGGATTCCGAATACTTTTCAAAGAACATATCTAAATACTTTGACTTGGATGAAGACGCGGCGGCGATATTCAAACAGAAGTCGGGACCGGGATCGCGACGCAATCGAGACAAGTTGAAAATCGCGGACGATGAGACGCTGGACCTTGGGATAGAGGATTTGGCCGAAGGCTGTGACATCAGTCCGTTTGCCGAAGGCACCAAAGGAGATATCAGTCCATCCCCTGTCACGAGCGTTTTTACAGAGGCCCAAGTGGAATATATCTGCGATGAGAGGCGCAGCAGGGCATCTTCTACATCGTCGTCGTCATCAGATTCGTCGTCATCATCTGTATCTAATTCCTCCAACGAAGAGGACAAGACACGTAAGTGTACCGAATCACTTAAGTGCGATGTTTCACTGAAGTGCGAAGAATGCGAATGTGTAGTTTCATCACCAAAACATATCACAACAGTGGATGGCAAATCGTATTGTGGTGGATGTAGCCCAGAAGGAGACAAAGCCGAAAGCGAGAGTGAAGAGCAAGACGACGACGACGAAGATAGCAACTATACCGACTTCACCGACGACGAAGACGAAAAGATGTTCGCCTATTTACACGACTTCCCCGTCCAGCTGATTTTCCAAGAGAAATGTACCGGAACCTTTGACGAACTCTTGGTTCAACATGCCATCTCTCCCGATGAAACCATTGCCGCCCTTTTCCAAATCCTGATTATGCTCGCGACCTACCAAAAGACATTCAGTTTCACCCACAATGACCTCCACACCAACAACATTATGTTCGTGAAAACTGACCAAAAATTTATCAATTACTTATTTGAAGGTGAATATTACCGCGTGCCAACCCACGGCCGCATCTTCAAACTGATTGACTTCGGCCGCTCCATCTACCAATTCAATGGTCGCCGCTTTTGTAGCGACAGTTTCGCCGAGAATGGCGACGCAAATTCACAGTACAATTGCGAGCCCTACTTCAACACGAAGAAGGCGCGGATTGAGCCGAACCCCAGTTTTGATATTTCCCGTCTCGGTTGCTCCCTCTACGACTTCACGATGGAATCCGATTCTACGGCGCTGAAAAACATTATTGACGAATGGTGCGAAGACGACTATGGCAAAAATATCCTCTATAAATCCAGCGGTGAAGAGAGGTACCCCGGATTCAAATTATACAAGATGATTGCGCGAATCGTGAATAACCTGGTCCCAAAAGACATTATGCGAAAATCCGTGTTCGCAAAATACAGGCAATCCAAGGCCCCTACACAACCCATCATAAACATTGATGCGATCCCCTCTTATATCACTTCCGCATAAACCCTATTAGAGGTATTCTCCAAAAATAACCAAATGAACCATATTGACAAAATCATTTATATCAATATGGATGCTCGGACGGACCGCCGCGCCGAGATAGAAGCCGACTTTGCACGCATCGGCGTGCCCGATGACAAACTCCTGCGGTTCCCCGCGTCCAGCTACAACGGCTGCCCCAACACGGGGTGTCTCATGAGCCACGCAAACGCCCTACAACTCGCCTACGAAATGGGATACCAAAATGTCTTGATTCTGGAAGACGATTTCCGCTTCATCGCCGACGTCGAGAAAGTAAACGCGGATTTGGGCGCGTTTTTTGATATGAAAGTCCAGTGGGATGTCGTGATGCTTACCACGTGTTCGCCAGTGGTCATCCCCGAATACACGGGCTATTTGGTGTCGCGCGTCTCGTCCTCTACGAATGGCGCCGGATATTTAGTGAATCGCCCGATGATGACCGAGTTGGTTGAGTTATTTGACTCCAATGTGGAGAACCTTTTTAGAACAAAAGCCCACTGGATTTACCAGAACGACATTTTGTGGAAATCGCTGATGCCCGCGAAACAATGGTATATGTTTAACCATTATTTGGGATACCAGGTGGCGGGATACAGCGACCTGTCGCAAGACCAGAAAATCGCGATTTTGCCGCAAGTATTGGAGGTGGAAAACGTAATTGAATGGATAGAACAAATCCAGGCGGAACATATGCGGAAGTACACGTATTTTGATAAACTGAAACAAGATATATACCGATATAAAAAATAGAAAACAATAGTATATAATGGTGAAAAGAGAGGCTGTATTGGTGTGCCCCCCGCGAATAACCGAATACAAAACAACGGGCTCACCGGTCTCAGTACCTCTCGCTTACATACAATATGATAATATGTTGGCAGAACTGGTGCGCCGCGGCATTCGCATTGTAAAAATCGCGGACAAATCTGGGTCCCCAGACGCGGTATTTATCCGGGACCCGTTTATTGAAACTCCGACACACACGGTGGTCGCCAAATTTCGCAACCCGATGCGTGTGAAAGAGACCATCAACGTTTATGAGACGTCCCCTTCGGGGGCCTCATCTAATCCGAAGAAACCGGATTACATAGTGGAGCGCGGATTCTTAGAGGGCGGCGATTACCTTTGTGATCGCGGCATCTCATTCATCATGGCTGGGCCGAGAACCAGCCGTCTGGCAATACGCGATATGATGATGGCCGACGTTTTCGGCACGGTCAAAGTTGCGCGAATCACATCGGGCAACTCAACCATCATACATTTGGACTTGATGCTGGGATTCATAGATGACGTCGCGGTCATTTGGTCGGGCGCAAAACGGTTTGTAGTAGATGTTTATGAGAGGACGGGTCGGCAAATCGCCTCTCTTCCATTGTCCGAATATTTGAAACATCTGGGATACACTCTTTTTGAAATCACGGATAAAGAACAGCGCGATTTTGTTTGTAATTTCGTGGTGTTTGACAAGTTTGTCCTGGCGACCGAAGGGAGCCAACGTCTAGCGGGCGCCACGCAAAAACCCGTGGTCTGTGTCCCGTTGAGTGAGTTTAAGAAAATGGGCGGAGGAGTCCATTGTCTTATGAATAAATAAATAAATTATTTGTGTATTTTATTTATTGGGTCGTAATTATCCGAGTTTTTGCCGTCGTGTTGGTTGTTTACATGTGTTTCGTTTGCGCTTACGTGTACCTTTACCCTTGCCACCATACGTCTGTGAATCATCCAGCAAACTCGGGTCAAGTGGTGAAATCTCTTTTCTACAACAGTCAACCAAATATACGATTTCAATTCGGTTATTCTCGCCTTGTTCAAATAATTGGCCGACCTTTGTAATTAACTGAGACGGGTCCAATCTGCCATATCTGTCAATCATGTTGTTCATTGTGAATGTCTTCTTCTTGATAGCGCGATAAAACCAACGCAACAAATTATAAAACATACCGTCGTCATTTGGCTTGTATCCAGGTTCGTATTTATATAAACTATTTATTACAAACCCATTTTGTGATGTATCAGCATCACGGCGTTTATATATTTCCATTATTTCTTGCAGCATTATTTCTATGATTCGTCCATACAATGGATTATCCGCTATAAAACTGGGTTTCACAACAAATACTCCATAAATATTCGCAAAAATCTGGTGACAACTACTAAGTAATTGCATATTTCTAGTTATACTTGTTGCCTTCGCCATATTTGACTTAGTATCAGTTCCGGACTTTATCACGCAATTCTGGGTTTTCATTCTTTGTTGGGTTTCCCATAAAAGTCTATCTTTTTTTGCGAGCTCGTGCTTTACGGCATTTATTGCGTCAGAAATGCTCATACCTTCCTCCAAATTACACTCTATCTGATTTCTTCTACACCAACTCTTAAGCGCATTCATTTTCAAACGAGCATCCACATCTGGATTAAACCGACTATATATATTTGATATAATGCGTTCCAGGGCATCCGTTTCATATTTTATTATGGGTTCATTGATACGAAATATTTCTAGGTTGCGTTGATTACTTGCGCAAAGTTGGGAATATTCATTGATACATCTTTCGCGACTTGGTTCTTTTTCAGCGCGCGACAATGGTTCGCCGCGTTTTTCAACCAATTTTGAAACCAGTTTTTGTCCTTCTTCAAATGTAAATTCGTATCCATATTGTCCGGGGGCAACGATAGGCATATGTGTGACGTTTGCTACATTTCCCATCGTAGTATTATCACACGAATGAATACAGTCTGGGCCTCCGTGCCCACGCCCATACAAGATTAATTTCAATGCGTCGGACGGATTTTTGCCTGTTTTATGTAAAATGGATTGAATGATATAAACGGCAACGCGGATTGAGTGATTTATTGGTATGTATTCAAAAACGAGCCGAATGAAGTTGCCTCTGTTATTGGCGCATTTGGCATATTTTTCCATTCCGTCTTCCAACAAATCAATGGTCGGATTAGTTCTCAATTCGGCGACAAATGGATGTAATTTGAAATCCGCCGATGACTTGTTTAAGTCCGCCGATGACTTGTTTACGTCCGCCGATGACTTGTCCCAACGCGATTCCTTTGTTACCAGATTGTAGTAATATGGACGTTTTCTCTTTTCTGAAAAAACCTCTATCCAATCACTCGCTCTTTTTTCGGCCATCTATATATAATCTGTATTTATAGATTATATACCGGTGAAGATTGAAAACGTGCCGTTTTTACAAGTTATAAAATATTCAATGGTGTAATTTATGGTTTCGTGCGTTAGAACTCCGCATTGAAATCAAAGACATCCGTCGCCACCTCTTTATTTGCCATGGCATATTCACTATTCGTGCGTTCAAAGAAATTGACCTTGCTGTCCACACTAATCAACTCCATAAAATCCAGCGGATTTGACCCCCCGTAAATCTTCGGCAATCCCAATTGGACGCACAGGCGGTCCCCCACGAACTCCACATATTGCGACATCAGCTTCATATTCATTCCGATCATACGGCACGGCAGCGCGACCGTGATGAACTCCTTCTCTATTTCCACGGCCTCTTTCACAATGTTTTGCGCAATCGTCTTGTCGGTTTTCTCCAACAATTTACTATAAAGCATAATCGCAAACTCGGTATGGAGGGCTTCGTCACGACTGATGAACTCGTTGGAAAGAGTGAGACCCGGCATGAGTCCACGCTTCTTAATCCAATAAATGGCAGCAAAACTACTGCTGAAAAAGATGCCCTCTACGCACGCGAAGGCGATGAGCCGTGTGGAAAACGACTGGTCCCCCGAAATCCATTTGCGTGCCCAGTCGGCCTTCTTCTGGATACACGGCACAGTTTTAATCGCCGAAAACATGCGACCTCGTGTCTCGCGGTCCTTGATATAGGTATCAATCAACAAACTGTACATCTCGGAATGGATGTTCTCCATCGCGATTTGAAATCCGTAGAAGGCCCGCGCCTCCGCGAGCTGTACGTCGGCCATAAACCGGGTCGCCAGATTCTCCATCACAATTCCGTCACTCGCCGCGAAAAATGCCAGGACCATAGAAATGAAATATTGTTCGTCTTCATTGAGGCGGCTCCAGTCACCTAGGTCTTTGGACAAATCTACTTCCTCCGCGCGCCAAAAACAATCCACCTGTTTCTTGTACATTTTCCAAACGTCTTCGTCGCGCACTGGAAACATCACATAACGGGCTTCGTCTTCGTGTAAAATGATGTCGTGTGTGGTCGGTCCGTCGTTCATCCTAAATAATATACTTTGTAGATTTTATGTCCTTATTGGGAAATTGATTAAGACTGGATTCCTTAGAACTTAACCACATTTCAAACGCAGTTTACACGAAGGGACGACAGTAAGGCCTACATTCGGACATATTCGGCCCCCTCCTTTGGTGAGCTTTATAAGTCGGCACTTTGTGCCTTCGGCGTGCCTTTCAGAAGTCGGCACTTCGTGCCTTTGGTCGCCCACCGAAGGTGGGCTTTATGAGTCGGCACTTTGTGCCTTTCAACAGTCGGCACTTCGTGCCTTTCAACAGTCGGCACTTCGTGCCTTTCAACAGTCGGCACTTCGTGCCTTTCAACAGTCGGCACTTCGTGCCTTTCAACAGTCGGCACTTCGTGCCTTTCAACAGTCGGCACTTCGGGCCTTTCAACAGTCGGCACTTCGTGCCTTTCAACAGTCGGCACTTCGTGCCTTTCAACAGTCGGCACTTCGTGCCTTTCAACAGTCGGCACTTCGTGCCTTTCAACAGTCGGCACTTCGTGCCTTATCGTTTGAAACCCAATAAAACATTCATCAAAATATGTAAATGAGTCAGTCCCCCCACCTGGATTTAGACACAAAAACCATATATAAAATGGCATTCATCTACAATTCATTGGAACAGGGATGGAGCGTGAAAAAACGCGATGGCAACTATATATTCCAGAAGTCCCACAATGGAAAAAAAGAAATATTCCAAGACGATTATTTAGAGAAGTTTATTCTGGAGAATTCGTCAATGGACACACTGAGGTAAAGAGTCGCACGACTTCAACTTGGGCAACATTGTTACGAGCAATAATCCGCTCCATTTGGTGTGCGATTTCGTCTTCCAATAGAGGCAATCGCATATATAGCATCGGATTCACACTTTGGCCACCTGAATCAATGTATTTGTCGGTATTAAATGCGATGATGATTATTTTTTGTGAAATCGGGACATCAGACTCTGTAGGGGTTTCTAGCGCAATCGTGTGTGCTGTCGCAATCGTGTGTGCTGTCGCAATCGTGTGTGCTGTCGCAATCGTGTGTGCTGTCGCAATCGTGTGTGCTGTCGCAATCGTGTGTGCTGTCGCA